TCCGCTACACCCCTAATGATGGCTTTACTGCCCACGTCCATCCTGATCACTTTGATGAGGCGCAAGATCTTGAGTACGGCACTCCAGGAACTCGACCAACTTATGCTATTCGCCGTTTTTCAAATCGCCTTAGCGAATCTGAAGAGTTTCTTACTGAGCGCATTTTTGCCCATCTAGGGGGCGGATTATGACCTTCCTTCTTTCAGAGGATGAGGCTATCCGTAACCTTCTCAAGGGCATGAAGGTAACCGATCAAAAGTCCAACGCAAATGGTGCAAGCACCCGTAATGTCGGTGTATGGTTTGGTCAACCTTCTCAGGAAATTACAGACCAGGTTTATCCATACATCACCATTGACATGGTGGATGTATCTGAAGACTTTAGCCGTTCTATGCGTGGCCTTGTTAAGCCATCATACTTGCCAGATCCAACGCATATGCCTGATGGAACAACGGCCTATAACGGAGACGACCATGACTGGTACATCCACCAACCAATTCCAGTTAACATTGACTACCAAATAACAACATATGCCCGTGAACCTCGCCATGACCGCGAGATTCTCGCGCAACTTATGTACACCAGACTACCCCTGCGCTTTGGTGTGCTACAACCTAACGACAACACAGTTCGTCGTCTTGATGTTCTGGATATCTCAAAGCGAGATATCACAGAAGCAGGTAAGCGTTTATTCGTAAACGCATTCACGGTGCGTGTCTCTAGTGAGATCGCTCCAGAACTATACACGGCAGTCTATAAGGCACTCGAAGTCGATATGACAGGCTACCAGGATCAGGTCCGTGGAGGAACTATTCCTGAGTTTACGCCAATTCCACCGATCACAATAACGCCATAATACGGAACCCACCAACAACAAGACAGGAGAAAGAATGACTTACGGTCGTCCAGGCGTCTACCTAACAGAGACCCTACTTCCAGCACCTCTCGCTCAGGGAGTTGCTACAAGTGCTGCTGGTGCAGTTGCTGCGCCATTTGCACAAGGTCCTGAGATTGTGACTCGCGTTCAATCTTGGACAGAATTTACCTCAAAGTTTGGTGGCTACAACGCTGCATTCCCTGCAGTCTTTGGCGTCGCTCAATTCTTTAACAACGGCGGACGTGAACTTTACGTCAAGCGTATCCTTCACAGTGATGCCGCAGCCGCTACAGTCTCAGTAGAGACATCAGGAAATGCAGTAGTTGCTACCTTCACAGCAAAGAACCGTGGTGCTGATGGCAACAACCTCCGCATCAACGTCAAGGCTGGAACTATTTCAGGCACCTACACAGTTGAGGTCTATAAAGAAGGAGTTGCAGGAACTGCAATGAACATCACTAACGATGTCCTTCTTGAGCGCTACGAAAACCTCGTATTCTCAGATCCAACATCATCAAGTTACGCAGGAACTGTCATCAACAATACTGCAGGCTCTTCAGTCACAGTCAGTGCATTGGCTTCAGGAACACCAGTTCTTACAGTCTATCCACTTACAGGTGGAGCAGACGGATCAGCCGTCGTTGCTGGAGACTACACATCATATGCATCAACAAGTACATCAGTGTGGAATGAGTTCTCATCACTTAACCGTGCTCTCGTAATGTTTATCCCACAGATCAACGACATCCTTGTCTCTGGTCAAATTGGCGTTATCAACGATGCAATTTCATGGGCGCAGTCAAACAATGGTTTCTTTGTTGCAGAAACTCCTGCAGGAGAGACCGTCGATGCTGCGATTACCTACGCACAAGGCTTGACAGCAAGCAGCAATGCCGCTGTCTACTATCCAAATACTTACATTGCTGATCCAATTGGTCGTGGTAGCGGAGCAATTCGTTTGATCGGTCCATCTGCAGCAGTTGCTGGGTTATACTTAAACACCGATGCTACACGCAGCGTGGCCAAGGCTCCAGCAGGTATGAACTTCCCTCTTGCTGGTGTTATCTCCGTAGAGAAAGCATTTACCTCTACAGAACTTGATAACCTAAACCTAGGCTTGCCTACAGCAGGAACTGGTTCAGTTGCTCCAGTCAACGCCATCCGTCAACTTCCAGGTGCTGGAATTGTTGTCATGGGTGCTCGTACACTTCTCCAAGATGGAACAGCAAACAAGTATGTCAACATGCGCCGTTCGCTCATCTACATCGAGCAGAACCTTAAGAACATCGCACAGTTTGCAGTCTTTGAGAATAACGATGAGCGTTTATGGGCTCGTATTACAAGCACATTTAGTTCATTCCTTAATGACTACCGTAATCAGGGTGGACTTCGTGGTGGAACCCCAGCCCAGTCTTATTACGTTCTCTGCAACGCAACAAACAACACAGCATCATCTATTCAAAACGGTATAGTCAACATCCAAGTTGGCGTTGCCCTTGAATATCCTGCTGAGTTCGTAGTAATCAACCTCAGTCAAATGACCATGGCGTAATCCAGAAGGAGATCATAGATGCCAACAATTAATAATAACCGATCATCGCTTGCGACCAGATCCGTTACGCAACTTTAGGTACCTAGTTACCTTCACGCCACTTCCAAATGTTAATGGAACAGCAAACACTAACACGGCTATGACTAACCTTGCTACGCCTCCAGTATCATTTGGTTTTACTTCTATCTCAGGAATGTCTATCACAACTGATTCAATCCCTTACCGTGAGGGTGGCTACAACACCACTGTTCACCAGATTCCTGGACAGACAACTTTTGCTCCAATCACATTCCAGCGTGGAGTGATCCTTGGAACAAGCACCAACTGGGACTGGATGAAGACACTCTTTGCCACAGTTCAAGGTGGAGGGTCTGCTCGCGCTGCGGGAGATAACTTCCGTTGCGATATCGAGATCAAGGTATTGGCTCATCCAGTTCCAACAGGTGCAGTAGTAGATGCAGATGGCGGTACACCTGCAACACAGTCAGCAACTGACGTTGTTGCGATGCGCTTCATGGTTTACAACGCATGGCCAACATCTGTCTCATACTCAGATCTTAATGCTGGTGACAACGCACTGTTAGTAGAGCAAATGTCAGTTGTTCACGAAGGCTTTGATATCTCATGGGGCGAGAAAGTAAGTGAGTCTGCTGACCCATTTGGTACAGGACCAGGAACATCAGCAGCAACTAAGAACACTGGTAACGGTGGCGTAGGCGCTGCATTTTCTCAGTAACAACTAACAAAGGAATATAATGTCGCAAACAATTAGTGCAGTCTCTAATCCAGACTTGGCAAACAACTTAGTGAAAGACGCTCTTAAAGAGGTCTCTACAGAACTAGAACCAACAATTGTTGCTCCTTCGGATACAACGGTACAACTTCCTGGCGGTTACATCACAACCGCTGGGGAGTTGCTACAGACCGCAGAGGTTCGAGAGTTAACTGGTCGAGATGAAGAAATTATCTCTAAGGCAGCCAATGTTGGCAAGGCTCTTCTAGTCATCTTAGAAAGAGGAACTGTCAAAGTAGGAGACCTTAAGGCTGATGACAAGATTCTTGATCATATGCTTACAGGAGATCGTGAGGCTTTGCTTCTTGGTATCTTGAAAGCAACGTTTGGATCAACTACAGAAATGTCAATCTTCTGTGGTGGTTGCAATGACTTTAAGAATGTAACAGTTGATATCAACGAAGATATCAAGACAAAGATCCTTACAGATCCTATTGGGGATCGAGTCTTTACAGTCAGCGGTAAGGCTGGAGATATTGAGGTACAACTTCCAACTGGAATCGCCCAAAAAGAATTGATCAATAATGCAGATAAAACTCCTGCAGAGATGAACACAATCCTTCTTGAAAAGACAGTTTTGAAAATCAATAACTCCCCTGTCTATAGCAAGATCCAGGTGCAGAACCTACCTGTTGTAGATCGCAAGAAGATTATTGAAGAGATCAATCAGCGTGTTCCTGGTCCACAGTTTGATGATGTGACTATGGAATGCCCAGATTGTGGAAGTGAGGTAACGATATCCATTAACTTGGGTACGTTGTTTCAGTTCTAACATAGTTCCGTACATTCAGTTATTTGCTGAATGGGCGGCTATATCTGAGATGTATAGTAGTTGGACATTGACTGAGATCAAGGAGATGTCCTCTAGAGAAAGAAAGAATTGGCTAGAACTAGCCAAGGCACGAGCGATAAGGAGTCCAGATGGCTAGTATGGTGACAAGCGTCAAGTCACTTAACGACGCCCTAAAAGACACGCTCAAAACTCTTAACGAGATCAATGACACTATCAAGCATATCTCTGCTCCTGCTCAAACAGCAGCAGACTCTATGCGTAAAACCATTACAAAAAATGGTCAACGAAACCTTACCAAGGGTAGCAAGGTTACTCTTGGTACAGATGGCGCAAACTTTACACAGACGGGCACTGGTGCATCAGATAACAAGGTACCTGCATCACAGCCACAATCTGCTGCGCAAACACAAAAAGCCAATAATCCAACGATGCCGTGGATGTCTCCAGCAATGGCAAAGTTCCAAGCCGTTGGCGGGGTTGCTCAAGCAGCAGCAGGTGTTGCTGGTGGACTTTACTCCCTTGCACCTGATTTAGGTGCAACAGTTGCTCGTGCGTCCAACTACTATGTAACATCCCAATATTCAACTACTGGTCTTGGTTACAAACAACTACAGCAATCTACTGTTGGAGCATTAGGTGGAGGCTTTGGCCGAGGCGTATCTGGTATTGGAGAAGACGCTGCTGCTGCGGCTATTCTTACCCAACAATATGGGTATGCTCCAGGTAGCAGTCCATACCTACAAACTATGCGAGAAGTTGGCGGAGCCTATCGTCAACTAGGCATGAGCAATGCCGCTGCCGCTACTGCTATTGGTGGTCTTCAAACAGGTGTTATGGGTGCCCAGTTATATCAGGCTGGTATATCTCAGTTTGATAAAAATGGAAATCCAGTATCTGAATCTAATCTTGCAACTCAATTATTTAATAGAATTTTTCAAGGTAAAGGTAAAGGAAATGCGGCTTTAGTTCAAAAGTCTTTGCAATATGGTATTGCTGGGGCAGACTTAAATGCTATGGGATTTTCTGCAGACCAACAACAACTATTTAAAGCACAGTTCTTAGCGTTGGCTCAAGGTAAAAACGCAGATCTTTCAAAAATGTCTGGTGCAGGTAACCCTAATGCTGCAGGTCAACAGATCACTATGTCGCAAACTCAGTTAATGACATCAGCACAAGACTCGATGATTAAAGGGTACCAGCATGCTGCAGATATAATCACATCTGTTAACAAAAAAATGGCTGAATTTGGTCAAGCAGCATTTGAAGCAAAAGGATATTTACAGGGCCTTGGACAAAGTGGATTAGGTGGTGCTCTTACTTCAGTTATTGGAGGTTTTACTGCTGCAGTTAAAAATGTAACTGAAGCATATCTTGCTCTTAAAGCAGCACAAGGTTTTGGAATTCCTATCGGAAGTAAAGCGGAAAAGGCTGTTGGAATAGTAGACAAATTAAAAGGACTTGCAGGTAAAGCATTTAACTTTGTTAAAGGGCAGTTTAAAAATCCGCTAAAAGGTGGAAGTGTACTAAAAGACTTAGAGATATTGGCGGCTGATACCGCTGCTACAGCAGAAACCGCCGCTGTTGTTGGCGGAAGTTCTTACGGTGGGTTTGGAGCATCGTTTGGTGCAAAAGGTGGACTGTATTCACAAACGCAACCAACTCCAGGGATGTACTCATCAACGGCTGCAAACACCAGTGCTCTTCATCCTAACTCAGGACAAAGTAACAAACAAACTTTAAGTTCCCCAATTCCTGGAACTGCTCCTACAACTATGTATGGAGCAAAAGACCCAGGTATGTGGAATGGTGCAAAGAATTACCATACAGGTGATGACTACGCAGTTCCTGTAGGAACATCTGTAAAGGCTGTTGCTGATGGAGTTGTATTTGATGACTCTCCTGGCGCAGATTTTGGTGTTTATGTACAGATTGACCACGGTAATGGCTACCAAACTCTGTATGGACACCTACAAAGCAGGTCTGTAAAGATTGGTGACAAAGTTGTTACTGGTCAAGAGATTGGTAAATCAGGTCAATCAGGAAATGTTACTGGTCCTCACCTTCACTTTGAAGTTAGAAAAGGAAAAAACAATCCTGTAAACCCATCTCAGTTCTTGACTGGTACTGGTGGCACAAAGCAAACTGTATCTGGAAAGACTGTCTCTGCTCCTGGAACAATTCTTGGAACAGGAGATCAACGGGCTTGGGCAACGGATTTCCTTAAAGGAATTGGAGCCCCAACAACTTCTACCAATATCAAAGCCATGACTACATGGATGGCATACGAGGGTGGACAGTGGCATAACTCTGCTCACTACAACCCTCTAAACACAACTCTTGGTGCTTCTGGTGCTGTAGATATGAACTCTGCTGGAGTTAAGTCTTACATCTCTTATGATCAAGGTCTTCAATCAAACATCTCAACCCTCAAAGAAGACCAACGAGGGTATGCGTCTATTCGTGCATCCTTGATGAAAGGCAATGATCTTTCTGGAGTTCTTGGAGCCGTCAACCACTCTGCTTGGGGAACAAAAATCCCAGGATATGGTGGAGGTAATTCTGGGTTTGGCGCCTCAATCACCGCACCACAACAAGGTGGTTCTACCAATGTTCAAATCACAGTAAATATTGCTCAAGCATCTCAAGATGAGGCTATTAAGTTTGCAAAGAAAGTACAAAGTATTCTTGAAGAGAACAACAGCATCTCTATGATGGGAACTAAATAATGGCTACTTCTAAAAAACCAACTTTTCAAGATGCAGTGGCTCAAGCAAACGCCGCTAATGCTCAACTCTCTGCTAACAATGCTGCTTTGGCAGCAGCAAATTCTACAGTTACTACTGATACGACAACATTAAACTCAGCAAAAACAGCATCTGATAAAGCAAATAGTGCTTGGTCAAAAGCAGACCAAGATAGAAAAACTGCTGAAAATGCACTTAAGTCGTATTGTCAACCATATGATGTAGATGTAAACCCTACTGGAAATATTGGTCTGTACTACATTTACGACAGTGAAGTATTTACAAAGGCTCCCGCAGGACACAGCCTAACTCAACCATCAAGTTTACCTTCAGCATACTTAAATAAATACGTTTCTTTAAAACTTGCTTACGAAAATGCAAAAACAGCAGTAAAAACTGCTCAGACTAACTCTGTAAATGCTTTAAGTAAATACAATACTTTGTTGCACACCTTAAGCGTCGACCAAGATTTCTTAAAGCAAACAGTTTTAGCAATTGCTCAAGGAAAAAAACTACCAAGTTTAAATAGAAACTTATACAGCGGTAACACTGGATCAAGTGTATGGAAAGGCACTGACCAGGGATCAAATCCACCTCCAATAAAAGGAGATCCATCACCGTACATATACAACGCTCCTATGACTTCATCTGCGTACTTTAAGTTTGGACCTCAGTTTCAGTCCACTAATAGCAGTCAAGTAATTACAGATCCAGGGGCTTGGACAAACGCTCAAAGTGCATGGAGACCTGGTAAAGATGGAGTATTTACAGGTGCTAAAGGCGTGATTCAAATGAGTCAAGCACTAACTGCAGACATTAGTAAAGGACCAAATGGCACAGGAAAAACTGTAGCAACTGGGTTAAAACCAGACACAAATTCTTACGGGTTTAAGTTTCTTTATAACCCAACTTCGGTTGGTATGTCGTGGGGAATTGTTGAGTCTTTTTCTCCAAGTTTTGAACAAACAGGTCAAGATATTGCAACTCCTATTGGAGCAGGGTTACTTGCAAGTACAGTAACATTTTCTTTGCTGTTAAACCGTATTGAAGATATGATGTACATAAAAGATGACACTGGAGCGTATCTAACAGATAACTCTTCTCCGTACCCAAGTGATGTTTCTGCGCAAGAACGAGGGTTAATTTGGAACAAAGGAACTATGTACGATCTAGAGTATCTATTTAGAACAACTGGTGGTTACAATTCTCAGTACATTTCTAGTCTTAATGGCACTACCGCAGATAAAGGTTGGCTAATGCCTACACCTGTAGAACTTCACCTTGGATCAAACCTAAGGTATTTAGTTCGTGTTTCTTCTTTGGATATTAACCATGCAATATTTAATGAAAGAATGGTTCCAATTTTTACTACAGTTAATATGACTTGCACACGTTACTATGACACCGCTGTACTTAACAACGCAAATAAATTGGTGGCTGGCTCATGACAATTACTGTAGATAGTAGATACGCAAATCCAATTACAAATGTTGATGGAACAATCCCTAAAGCCTGGGATCAACAACGTCAGGCGTATCATATTGTGATCTTAAGAAATTGGCCTACATACGCTTCTAAGTTTTACACTTATGAGTGGAAAGACGGAGATCGATTAGACACACTTGCAAATAAGTTTTTAGGAAATCCTCAATTTTGGTGGAAGATTATGGATTTAAATCCAGAGATCATTAATCCTACAAACATTTCTCCAGGAACATTGTTGAGGTTGCCAAGTGCGTGATCCAGAACGTCAAGGTAAATTTTCCAATGGTTACACGGTTAACTTTCCTGATTACCCTAGTTTTACTACCCAACCTAGAAAGATAACGCTTACCCAAAAAATTAATAACCATGATGTTATGGTGTTAAGATTTCAATATTTTAATACTTTAATTGCCTCTTCATTTAGAACAGGAACACCTGTTGAAGTAGCGTGGAACAATGACAAAGATAGTAAAAAATTTATTGGCTATGTTTCACACTTGCAGTACCCAACTACTCAAATTTTAAACAAATATATTGAAGTAGTTTGTGTTGGTGGGTCATACCCACTAAAAGAAGAAACGTCTAAAATCTGGGTAAACACTACTGCATCTCAAGTTGTTACTGAAATTGCAAAAAGTTTTTATTTAAAACCTTTAGTAACACCTAGCACTATAAAGTTTAGTCAAATATCTATGTCAGGACATACCTACTGGGAAAAACTTGTAGAACTTGCAAACAAAATTGGTTATGGTGTGCAAGTTTTGGGGGCAGAACTTCACTTCCATCCAATAGATACTATGATTGATCAATTTATGACTACTATTCCTGTGTTGGCATTTTTAGACCCGTACACTAACGCAAATGCTTTGTATAACGTACAGACATTAAACTCTTTTGAATCTAAATTAGGAGATTACGTAGAAAAATCTTCTAACAATAGAAATAATAAAATAGTATCAGGAGTTGATCCTGTAACTGGAAAAATCTATAAATCTAAATCCTCACCACATTTAGTTGGTTCTCAAATTAGAGATAATATAAAAGCACCTTTATTTTCTAAAGTTGAGTCTGGAGTGGTGGCTAATAGTGACTCTATGACAAAATCACTTGCAGATGCAAAAGCCCATTTATCACGTCTTTCTATACCTGGAAAAGGATCGGCTCAAGGTGATCCACGAATTTCCCCTTGGGGAACTGTAGAACTTAGGTATACAGGAACTAACTCAGATGGTTTTTGGATTGTAACTTCTGCTACCCACGAGATGAACTTAGACGGGCAATATACTGTGGATTTTATGTGTGCAACAGACGGCGTAGGAACTAACCGACCAAGTATTACTCGTCCTGGAACGGCTGGAAGTGTTCCATCCATAAACCTTAAAAGTGGGGCAACAGGGACGAATGCAAAACACTCATATACACTAAGTGCAACGACTTCGGTTATAGACCAGGCTAATACAGGGTTTAATCTTGTTCCAAGAAGATGGGTAGGTGTTTGATGGCTAATGAAGTTGCTGTAACCCTTCCCTTTATGATCGATTATTCTGGTCGAGTTTCATTCACTCAAGATCAGAAAGTTATGTGGGCAGACAGAGTAAAGTCTGTAGTAGGAACTGCTGTTAGAGAACGCGTCATGAGGCCTACTTTTGGAACTTTAATTCCTTATGCGCTATTTGACTCTCAAGATGATGCAGTTAGAGAAGTTCAAATAGAAATTGAAAAGGCTTTTAATGAACAACTTCAAAGTTTAGTATTAGAAACCACCAATGTAACAATTGATAGTTATACAAACACAATAAATGCTAACGTGGTGTACTCCTTACCTAACAATGTTCAAATTACAACAAGTCTTGGAGTGATTTCACTAGCAGGATCTAACCCACCATATGAGGAGATGTTGTGACAGCACAAGTTTCTACTATCCCAGTATCTGTAGACTATACTTCTAGGGATTATTACTCGATTCGCGAGCAGTTAATTGCTCGAATTCAGGCACGAATTCCTAATTGGACTGCTAGTGACCCCGCTGATTTTGGCGTTGCTTTTGTAGAGGCTATGGCCTACATGGGTGACCTTATCTCTTATTACATCGATAGAAACGCAAATGAAAATTCTATCTACACTGCTACTCAGCGTAATAGTGTTCTTAATATTGCTCAAACTTTTGGGTATACACCAGCAGGATATAGACAGGCATATGGAGTTTTAACGTTCAATAACTCAGGTTCAACAGATCAAACGATTCCAGCAGGAACAGTTGTTTCAGGTCAAGTTACTACAGGAGATGTTGTTCAAACTATTTATTTTACAACTAATTCCGATTTAACTGTTGCCAGTGGAACTTCAAATACAGTTCTTGCTACAGAAGGTCAATTAGTTACACTAGTTTCCCCTACAGCAATTCCTACGTACGGTGAACTTATCGGAACATCAGATGGTTCTCCAAATCAATCATACACACTGTTTCATTCTCCAGTAGTAGACGGAACGGTATCTATTTACATTCAAGACGGTGATGTGTATTCGCAGTGGAATCAGGTTCAACATATTACTGATTACGGTCCTTCAGATTTAGTCTACACAACATCCTTTGATCAAAACGATAACATGTTTATTAATTTTGGTGATGGTGTTGCTGGTGCAATTCCTGTTCCATACTCACAAATCAGAGCGATTTATACAGTTGGTGGTGGAGATGTTGGAAACATTGGCTCTAATATTGCTACAAATATCAGTTACGTTCCAGGATTAACAGATTCTCAAGTTACTGCTCTTAAAGGAACAATAACTGTTACAAACCAAACTGCTGCAATTGCTGGATCAAACCCTGAAAGCACAGACCAAATTAGAATTTCTGCTCCAGCATCTTTGCGTGCTTCAAATAGGGCAGTAACATTAAAAGACTTTTCTGATCTTGCATTAAGTGTAAACAATGTAGGAAAAGCACAAGCAACTGCTGCTGTTTGGTCTTCTGTAACCCTGTACATTGCGCCAACTAGAAACCCAGGTACAACAGATTTACAGCCTGGATTAAACGCGGATGGTTCTCCGTCTGTAGAATACACGACATTATCTAACAATGTATCTTCATTTATGTCAGACAAACTTTTAATTGGAAGTTCTCTTAGCGTTCAACCACCTACATATGTAGATGCCGTTCTTTCATTAACTTACGCTCTTAATCCTAAATACAAACAGTCAGACATAACAAACTTGATTTTGTCAACTCTATCAATTGCATACGGTTATAACGCAGTGTCATTTAATCAAACTATTTATCCTCAAGATATTGAGGCAGTAGTCAATGGCTTAAATGGTGTTAAAACTGCACGGGTAACTGGGTTGTACCGTTATGGTGTACCTATCACCTCTGCTGCTGCTTCGGGAACAGTAATTACATACACAACTAGCGCTCCTCATGGGTTAAGTGTTGGATCAACTGTTACAGTTACTGGGTTCAGTCCTAGCGGATATAATATGACTTCTGCAACTGTTGCAACAGTTGCTGATTCTACGCACTTTACTGTCGCTAGTACACAGTCAAGCGGTACTGCTACAGGTACTGGAGCATTTACTGCTTACTCAACCTTGATAGGATCAGCAAACGAAATCTTTAGATTCCAAGTAAGCAACATCAATATTGGAACGATGTAGTGGATGATATTAAAAGACATTACGGAATCTATAGAGGAGTTGTTCAAGATAACAACGACCCACAAAATCAACGTAGACTTCGTCTGTCAATTCCACAAACCACAGGGTCAGAGGTAACTGACTGGGCTTGGCCCATCGATCCTTCTAGCACCTCTCTTGATGTACCAGCCATTGGGCAGGGAGTGTGGGTTGCTTACATTGGTGGAGATCCTGAATATCCTATTTGGCTTGGTAGTTTTGGAACAAACCAAGGCAAAAATAAAAAGTTGTATTTAAAAGCGTTATCAAATGCTACAAACCTTAACAATATAAACAATGAGATTATTCTTGTAACAAAAAATGACGGAACTCAAGAAGTAGATGTAACAGCAACATTAATTGCTCTTGCACAAAAAGAGTATTCTTTACAAACAACTTTGTACTCTTTACAAAATACTGTTCAGGGAATTATTGCTGGACATGGAATTCAAGGTGTACAGGGAAGTTATGGCTCTCAAGGTTCGTCAGGAACACAAGGATTACAAGGATCTTTAGGCTCTGGGACTCAAGGTGTTCAAGGTACCCAGGGAACTATCGGTACTCAAGGTGCAATGGGATCTGGAACGCAGGGATCTCAAGGACTTCAAGGTTTACAGGGTGCTCTTGGAACTCAAGGACCTTATGGATTGCAAGGCTATCAAGGATCGCAGGGAGTTCAAGGCACTCAAGGTTTTTATGGAACACAGGGTTCTGTAGGAACACAGGGAAGTCAAGGGTTACAAGGTGCTGTAGGTGCAACAGGTATTACAGGTACCCAAGGAATTCAGGGAACTCAAGGAGCACAGGGCACTCAAGGTACAGATGGCGTTCAAGGCCAACAAGGTACACAGGGCACTCAAGGATTAACTGGAGCAGGAACACAGGGTTCTCAGGGAACACAAGGAAGTGTTGGAAATACTGGTTTACAGGGAACTCTAGGAACTACTGGTTCTCAAGGCACGCAAGGCGTTCAAGGAACCCAGGGAAACTCTATCCAAGGAACTCAAGGGGTGCAGGGAGTTCAAGGATTGCAAGGCGCTATAGGTGTGGGAACTCAGGGTATACAGGGGTCAAGTGGGACATCCTCTGTAGATGTTGGAAATCTTTTTTCAGGGTTATTCTTAATAATGGGAGGATAATATCCTTAAGGTTCATGCAGTAAACAAAAGATAAAGACGAGAAAATACAATTCTAAGATAGGAAAGGAAGATTCATGACTGCGTACTACCCAAGTAACGTGAAGAATGACTTCAGCACTAAATTGAACTTCATTACAACAGTTCAAGCCGCTGATGTTAATGATCTTCAAAGTGAAGTAAGCGCTGTTGAGTCTAACCTTGGTACAAACATTGCTACTGGTTCTGGTTGGATTGGGGTCTTTGACAAGACAACCACAAACTGGCCAACTTTAAAGGCTCGTCTTGCCAACATTGAGTACGGTATCAATGAAGCCCTACTTACTGGTACACCAGCGGGTGGAACTACAGGGCAAGTTCTTACTAAATCTTCAGGTACAGACTATGATTACGCATGGTCAACAATTAACGCCCTTCCTAACCAATCAGGTCAGGCTGGAAATTATTTAACAACAAATGGAACATCTGCTTCGTGGTCAACTCCTGAAGCAACGATTAACCCACTTCTACTCATCGGAGCATAAGGAATAATTTGTGGCTAATTATGGCGTAGCGGTATATGGAGAAAGTATCTATGGTCAAACTAACCAGATACCTAATTCCGTATCACCAATGTATATTACGGTGGTGTACCCAACTGAGGTGTACGTAAACTGGCAACCTCCATCGGGTACATACAGCGCTATTCGCCTTGTTAGAAACCAAAATAGTCTTCCTGAAACTGCAGAAGACGGCGTAATTGTTTGGGAACAAGTATCTTCTTCAGTAACAAAAACATCTTTTAACGATGGTGGAGGGATTGAAGACACTGCTGGCATCCCTATTGTTCCTGGTAAACCAATTTATTATGCGATGTTTTTATTTACATCTGACAATGTCTGGGTACCTGCTGGTGCTGTATACGACGTCGTTCCATCATCTCATGGAAGTACAGACTCACTGATCCGTTCATTGCCTAGAGTATTCACAAGCAAAGAACAAACACCTATTGGAGAACCAGACCCAACCTCAGACCTTTACTATTTTACTGACGGCATCGGTTTTACATTAGACGAATCTTTAACATTTTTAGATCTCCTTCTTCCTGATCACACCAGAATTAGCACTCCAGTATCTTTACTACCTCTTGAAACACAAAACTTTGGCCTTACTCCAGAGCCTGGCATGTCGATTAAAAGTCAAAAGCAACTTGTACGAGAAGCGTTTTATCTATATTCCCGTAAAGGAACAGCAACTGGTTTAGGGACTTATGTTGAGTCGTTAACTAATTATGCCCCAACAATTACTACATCAAGTAATCTTCTTCTCAGTGTTCAGGACTCTACTTTTTATAATAGTACTGGTAATTGGATTGCTACAAACGCAACTATCTCATCAAGCACTGATGAAGCACCTGTACAACAACTAACTGACAAATATATTGACTTGAATTACTCGTGCAAAATTGTTGCTTCAGGGGCTGGCTCTATGACCTTAGGAGCAGACTCACCAATCCTTAAAGGAGTCCCTATTACTCCTGGAACTCAGTACACCCTTTCAGCACAGATAATCTCTCCTACAAGTGCTGGCTCAATTAAACCAGCCTTAAAGTTTTACGATAAAAATGGTAAACAAATAGGATCAGATTTAACTCCAGCATCAGGTACAGCAGCAACTGGTAGTTGGGGTCAAATCACTTATTCAGCAACTACATACTCGCAATACAGTTCGGTTGTAGCAAGTGCTGTAGGAGTCTCTGGTTCCATCACTTACACAACCCCTACAACACACCAGTTTACTGTAGGGCAACACGTAACGGTGTCTGGTTTTACTACCTCAGGATTTAACGTATCAAATGCAACAATTACTGCTGTTACTGCTACTACCTTTACAATTACAAACTCTTACACTGGAACATCTCTTACAACAGAGTCAGGAATTGCTGTTCCAGCAACTAATAACGTTAATGCAGCATACGCTGGAATTACATTCTCTTGGTCAGCAGCAGGAACGTATTACATTGACTGCGTGTCTTTGCAAACAGGAGGAACTGCTTCATATGATGAAGCCCGTGCTGTAGACATTCTTCTTAACCCAAACAAATCAAATCTTATTTACAACCCATCATTTGAAAACAATGCAACAGATAACTGGACTCTTTCAGGATCTGCTTCAGTGTCTACTGTATCTGACGTGCCTTCACAGGTGTACTCAGGAAGTAAAAGTGCAAAGATTGTGGCTAGTGGTCCATGGACATTTACATCTAACCGCTCAACTATTCTTCCTGGAAAGTACTACACAGGTTCTGCGTATGTGAAGTCTTCCTCTGACATATTGCTAACTTTTATTGGTAGAGATTCCGATGGAAACATCATTGACAACGACCCATACACACAGGCAACATACGCTGACTGGACCCGTATCTATGGTACAGATCTAACAGATGCCACTGCTACTACAGATACATACGAAATAGTGTTCTCTGGTGGTGCTGGAACTTTCTATATTGACTGCGTTCAATTTGAAAACACATTTAGGTTTAACCCCACAGTTACTCCTCACTTTGCTCCTACAGACTATATTGATGGTTCGTTACCAACGTCTGTAGGGTGCGTGTGGTCAGGAACTGCTAACAATTCTCCATCTTATCTGTACATAAACAAAGACTTAAAAGTCTTGGCTTTGGCTCAAACACTTGGTGATTGGCTTCCAGAAAACGTTTTTTGGCGTGTCCGAACCTATGCAGCAGTGGAGTACAACAACCTAACCGTGTAGTATGCGGACATGGTCAACTTACTAATCTCCGTAATTCTTACAGGAATGGCAGTTACATACGCCATTGAGTTTTTAGATTTGATTACCTACGTAATTGTAGATAAATCGTTTCTTAATAAACTCCTACCAATGCCGTTAAGTCTTGGCGCACTTTATCTTCTCAAATATTGGGATCTTAAATTAGTTGTTGCAGTACCTGCAGCATCATTCTTATCTTTGATGATTAACAAGTACCTCAATAAGCCTGTTGTCTTTGAAGCGCGTCGACAGTTGCCACGCCTATGAGAAGAATATCGGTAGTATCTTTTCAAAACATCGATGTGACAGAGGGACTTGAAGAACTCGTACTTATGTATGACGATCCTTTTATTCTTTTCCCAATCACTTCTAATAAGTTATTTGTTGAAAGCGTATGGAATGTCATTAAAAAACACAACCTAGAGTTTCACGCCTATTTCTCAGAGAACAGCGACTTTACAAATATTGTCCTTAGCGGATCAAAGAACTTTACTAAGGTAAACAACCCCATCAAAGAGGTTGTAAAGATGATCAACATACCTGATGACGTTCTTGCCATCGTATGGGATGACAGTCCAGAGTCTCACACAGTCCTACACTCCGTAGAAGACTATGGGGCAGAAACATGGAACATCATGGACGGATTAGATGTAATTGAGATTGACCATGGCGATCCAGACCTTGATGAGGACGAAATCCTGGAGGCAATTGAAGATACCTTCATGAGCCTTGTGGACTTGTTGGCTGGCTACATCACCACCAAGGTGGTCACCCTGCTCACCGAGGAGGTCAACGCTCACCTGGACAACCTAGAAGGTCGCAACGACATCGACCCGTTTGAGGAGTAGTCTGCGCCCGTGCAAATCCCTGAGGGCGCTTATCCCGCTGACATCACCGATTACCAGTTCCGACTCCTGGCCTTTATGTGCCTGAATTCGGGCGCTGACGGCCGTTTACAGGCCTCTGTAGCCGAGTTGGGTAGTCAGACTGGCAAATCTAGTGACAGAACCGTTAGAGATGCCATTAAAGCCCTACAAGCCAAGGGGTTCTTGACCGTGGTCAACACCAAAAGAGCCAACGGATACAAGGGCAAGAACGTCTACCAACTGACGGTAGATTACCCATCTGAACTGACAGTAGATTACCCATCCTCACCTGATAAGGTGATCAATAGTTCAGATAGTAATATTACAGATATACAACTAGTACCTAGTAGTAATACTACAAATAGTAATAAATTAAAATATTCTGAATCAAAGATTCGAAGGGAAATCCTTATCCCAATGAAAGGCTACGACGATGGCGAAGATCTTGCAGGCTTTGGCCTTGTTGAGGACAGGGATGCGCCACAGCCTAAGATCCGAAAGAACGATCCAAGAACCCGTGGAAAGCGACCAGAGCATGAGT